GCCATGCGTTAAGTCAACTATGTGCGAATATACATTATTTTTACGCATTAAGTCAGATAAATATGGCAAAACTGCGTTTTTTAGCGCACCTTTCTCAATTCCTACACTCAAAGGCTTGTATTCACGCATCTTCAATAGGATCGTTGCCGCAGTCTCACGGATGTCCCAACGCCCAAAGACAATCTCTTTGACAAACCATTTGCCATCATCCGTTACCTTGACAACAGCAATAGCAGTCTGGTCTAGCCTTTTCTTGGAATTAGCCGCTTGTTTGGCAACTTCCTCAAATCCTGCCAAGTCACAGGCTATGTAGTAACTGCCATACTCAGGCTCTTCCCCGTACTTGATCCATTCTTCCTTGAAGATGTTGCTACCAGCATTGGTGAAACTAGCCATGTATTCTTGCTTAAAAGCAAAGGTAGACAGGGTTTTCTTGGCTGATTCAATCTCAGTTGGGTCGATCAGTGGGTTGTCTTTTGTGGTGAAGTGCCAAGATTTCCAGTCCTTATCCTCTTCGCTTTCGCCCAATCTAAAGAGATCGTAAAACCAGTTTCTTCCTTTGGGAGTTCCGATGAACATGGCTCTACCTTTTTTATCGGAGAGAGAGGCTCGGATAACTTGCTCCCACGCTTCGGGCTTAATGTCCGCAACTTCGTCAAGGACTGCGTAGGTGAGGGAGACTCCACGGAGCGTATCTGGTCTATCTGCTCCTCTGACGTAGATGGTTGCTCCGTTGATGGTGGTGATGTCTTGGTTGTTGATGTGGGCATTTTGGATAACTTCCCTTCCTAAATCCATTAGAACTTGCCAAATAATCTGTCTAGCCTGACCATTGGTAGGCGCAACATAAAGCACCGCAGAACCCGCAGGGCATTTCAAGGCTTCAATAAGTAGGGTGACTGCCGCCATACGGGACTTACCGCAACGCCTACCAGCCGCAATTACCTTAAACCTAGTCTTGTCTTTGAAGACTTCTTCCTGCCAAGGCAGTAGGCTAAAGTTTAGATCACTCATTTGATGGTCAAGAATGGGTCTTGGTAGTTAAGGCTTTCAAATTGCTGATAGGGTTGCTTTAGGCGTTCTTGCTCAAAGTATTGAGCCATGTCTTTATCCATGATCTGATGCAACCAAGCATCTCTAGCGTTTAGTTTGTCAGCAGTTTCGTAGACAGGCCATTTTCCACTTTGGATGTCTTTTTTCCAAATGTCGTATAACTGATCTTCGTCCGTAACAATACGACCACCCACATAGCCAGGGACTGATACATACTTCCCCTTATCTTTGCCTTCAGGAATCTGAATCCCCGTGGCATAGATGGTCATTGGGTTACCCTCTTGGTTTATAAAAGGGTTGCTAAGGTTTTGCCGATGGTAGGCAACCTTGTTAATTTCCTGTGGGGTAAGCCCCATTCCTTGCAAATCACCAAACATATCAGCCATTTTTATCCTCCACATCTTCTGCGTCTATTGTAGGAGCATGGCTAATCTCCCCGATACCCGTGATATTGATGGTTACAGCACTACGGGATTTGCCTTCCTTCTCGAACATGGAGACGGGCAACATTCTGTCCATGCATAACTTAATGGCGGCTAATTGGGCAGGGTGTTCATCATTCATGGCAATCTCTACCGCTTTGTGGACAACTCTAGAACCTGCGCTGTTTATCAGCAGATTCTTTAGTTCTTTAAGTTGAGCAGTCTCAGTCTTGGGTAGGGTGATGAGTTCAGGCTTATCAGCATAACTGGTAAGGGAGAACTGTTTGTTAGTAGCACCTTTTGGTCTACCACGGGGTTTTTTAGTTTCAATCATTACTTTTGTCCACAATAGGGAAGTTGCCTTCATTCATTATCGTATAGATTTATTTGTTGAACAATAGGGTAATCCCTGATATACTAGAGCCACTTGATCGCACCAAGTAAAGCCTTTTAGAAGTGGTATAGCCTCTGAGCAATCGGGGGGTGCGACTATGCCACACCTAAAGGGCTTTTTTTATGGCTATTTACAGTAAACGGGGCATGGAAGCGGTCAAGCAAGAACGCAAGAAGAAAGCCGCCAAAGCCAAGAAAACATTGGCAAAACTAGCCGAATCTAGCCCAATCATCCAAGCCATGATAAACAAGAAGGCTTCTCAAATAGCGTGGGCTATGCAGAAGAAGTCTCCCAAGAAGAAGCCAACCTTTGAGCCACCACCCGCCTATCTCTTAGGGATGGGCAAGGAGTTTTACAGAACAAGGGAATGGCGAGATGTCCGATACAAGGCTTTAGTCAGGTTTGGCAAGAAGTGTCAGGCTTGTGGGGAAACTGGCGGTTACATCCATGTTGACCACATTCTCCCAAGGTCAAAGCACCCAGATAGAGAACTTGACATTGAGAACTTGCAAGTGCTTTGTGAAGCGTGTAACATTGGTAAATCCAATACAGATACAACTGATTGGCGACAAGATAAGTAAAGGGATGTCGGGTGTTGCAGTCGCACCCTCAAAGGCATGAGATATACGTTGCCCAACAATGACCCGACAGGGAAGTAAGGGCGGTGGCTATAAAGCGGTACGCACCGAAAGGTAATACGACCTGAAGCCCCACAGAGACTAACTTAACTCTGTACGATAAACGACACCCACCCTAAGTCAGGGATTCTCAAGACCATGAGAATATCTACGACTGCCTTGCTACGTCTGTACTTTACTGCTCCCCTATTTTCTAATCTAGTTCTTGCTTTCCAACAATATCCTAAATTGGCTTTTCTTGTGGGGGAGAGGCTCCCACAAATATTACACAGCACGACTACCCCCTCCCCCCCATACAACTGTATACACACACAGCATAGGGTTACTACTACTGTAAGAATAACCAGTAGCGTAAATGAGAATCACTCGCATTAAGGTAAATCTAAATGAGAATGATTCGCATATGGGAGAATGTCGTTCAAGCACCATTACAACGACACTTCAATAACTGTCCACAAATATTGCATACAGATATTGTATACAATCTAAGTATTACATTACATGCTTATGCACTTATATAGGGAATAAAGTGTATACAATGCGCGTTATTGGTGCATGATTTTATATAGTGGTAATGGTGGCACTATGTAGGTGCATACTTATTATGTTAAGTTATTGTAAGTTGTTGATATATATAGGTATTTTATAAATAGCATTATTGGCACGGGTTGTGCATAGTATTTATTGTTCGCAAGGATGTCTCAGTTAATGTTTTAATCAATAGGAGTAAATGACAATGACACAATTCCCCGATATAGATTCTCACAAGTGGAACGCATACTTCAATGCGGCAAAGGCAATGGAGACCTCTGGCAGTTTCGCAGATGCTATTGCACAGGCTTATTACAAAGCCGACAAGAAGAACAAAGCCACACTAGAGCAAGCCTTCCAAGACCTGTTTATGTCGCACATGAGCGATTATGATAAGGCATGGTTCGGTAAGTAATCCCTAGCCCTTCGGGGCTATCTTTTCATTTTCAATAGGAGTAAACACACAATGACAACATTTAACCCTCTAATCGCCTACCACTCAAAATCAGAACTTCGGGGATGGTCTGAAGTCATGCGAGAGCGGGCAGACTGGGCGGGATGGAATACCGCAGACAAGAATATGATTGCTCATTTATTTGAGACTGGCGAATACGTGGCCACTATCGGCTGGTCAATGTATCAAATAGTAAAAGAAGGCAAATAATGAAACAAACCCTTTTAGACCTCTTCGCCTCTATCTTGCTTGGCCTTTGCTTTGCAACACTGGCTCTCGCATATTTTGATTGTCTGACCTACTGACAATGCAACCTCTAGCCCATGCCTCAGCGTGGGTTACTGGATGCAATAGTGCATCATTTCAACTTTAAAAGGTGTCAATATGAAATTTACAATTCAACGTAAGCATATTCGTGCAATGCTTCATTTATCAGCAAAAAAGGATATTCGCTATTACTTGCAAGGCGTTAACGTGGTGCGGGACAATCGTGGCACTTATCTAGAGGCAACCGACGGGCACATATTGGGGCGTTTGTTGATTGACGGGATAACCTCAGACACAAAGCAAAATGTAGTTTTACCCTCTGAGCAACTAATTAAACTCAAAGGGACTAAAAAAACAAATGATGACTGGTTGCATTTCAGCGTTGACGGGTTAGCAGTAGAGTGCATTTGCGGAGAATCGACAATGCGTTTTTCAGCCATTGAGAGCCGTTTTCCCGATACTGACCGAGTTATCCCTTTGGTTTTCAAAGAAGAGGATATAAAACCTGCCACTTTTAACCCTGACCTACTTTCCCGCTTTGTTGACTTTTCAGAGGAAATTTACGGGAAACGTCAAATTCCCCAATTATTGCAACGTGGCATTGACTCTACTATCGTGAGTTTTAGCCTTGATGATACTTTTGTGGGTGTAATGATGCCCATTCGTGCGGAGTGTCAGGCAAAAGTCCCTGAGTGGTGCTATTTGCCCTCAGTTAAGCCCGTAGAGACTGAAACGGCAACCGCTTAATCCCTGAGACTGTAAACCCTTAGCAATAGGGGTTTATGGCCTATGCCTTAATTCTAGGGCATGGGGTTTTTTAATCTTTTTTAATAGGCTTAACCATGAAAACCGATATTTGCTTAAATGATGACGTTATAGATGTAAGAGACTTGATTGAACATTATGAGGAATTAGAGACTGCATTGCTTGCTTGCTTTAATGAGCAACAAACGATTGAAGGTGACGATACTGAAACCGATAACCCCGAAGATTCTGCATTTCAGGAATGGCTAAAGGTAACAACGCACGAAGATGCATTAAATTTTCTGGTTATCTATCACACGTTAAAAGACTTAGAAAGCAATGGCGGGGATGAGCAATGGCGGGGTAATTGGTATCCAGTTACTTTAATCCATGATAGATATTTTGAGCAACATGCTAGAGACTTAGCCGAAGATTGTGGAATGATTAGCAGTAACCAAGGTTGGCCTAATTACTGTATTGATTGGGAATATGCGGCTAGAGAGTTAAAACATGATTACTCGGCAACGCATATTGACGGACTAACCTACTGGTTTAGATAAGGGGTAAATAATGAAATACGAAATCCAACATTTGACATTGTGTGATGACTGGGTAAATACTTGGACAACTTATGACCAAGATGAAAACGAAATCCCTACCATTTTCGATAGTTACCAAGATGCACAAAATGCCCTTAGTGACTTTTTAAAAGAGGAATTAAGGGAATACCAAGATGGAAATATTGCAAGCCCTTACACATCTGAGGAATTTAGAATTATGGAATTAGTTACATGATTTATGCAACTATTGCACTAATTCTTCAAATAATCTTAAAACGTAAATAAACAGGAGTTAATAAATGAAAACAGTTTCAATCGGGTTTACCCGTGATGATGGGGATTTTGCCTTATTTGCCACACTTAACAATTTAGATGAATACTTTAATAGTTATGACTTTAAAGAGTTAGTTCATGCCGTTGCATCTGAATTGCAATCGGCAACAAATATGAAAGTAGAAATTCTAGAACGTGAAGATGCACCTAGTTACATAACTTTGAATTGTGAGGTTTAACATGGAAATAAATGAACACTATGCGGATAACTTAGCAAACCTTACGGAAGACGAATTATGGCAAGTTTCCCGATACATTGCCGACCATGTGACCTATGAGATTAAAAGCGGTAAAACGCCTGATAAGCACACAATTTTTTGGGCACTTGATGCAATCCTTGGAGGAGCATTAGAATAAGTTAGTAAGCACTCACTTACAGCCGCCTTCGGGCGGTTTTTCTTTGCCTATTTTTAAGCCCTTCAAGCCCTTTGGTGTCTCCGTGTGTATGCCAAGCCCAAAATAATCGCTTGTAGGGGCTTTAAATCGCTTATTTGCCCTATTCGTGCGGGTAGTTGTCTGTGCTGGAAACAGTAACCAATCCAATGTTCGCCAAATCCATCTCAGTATTTAACCCCAAATTGTAAAAATGTGCGCCCCACATGATGCAGATTCTTACGCCTTCCGCATAACTGCCCTTTCCGATTGTTTTCAGAATGTGCCGTTCTGAGTCTGTTAACTTGAACAAATGCCCATGTAAATCGTCATATTTTGGCCTATTTGGTATCGGCTTTGGCATCTCTTAACCCAATTACTTGTTGTCTCCAATAATCCCCAATTAGTAGGGCTTCTGCTAGGTTGTTGTCCTTCTTTCGCTTTAGAGGGGCTTCAGGCCAAAACATACGGGCTATGTCTAAGGAATCATCTTTATCATGTATGTGATAAAACTTTTTCCACACTTGAGGTCGCACCATGTGGCATGGATAGTTAGTTAATTCACAAATGGCGGTTATTGCACCGACTGCCCTTGCGAATGTCCACATGGCACTAGATGATTGATTTGGCCTTGAATAGAGCATTTCTATGGCTATCTCTGCCCCTTCTTTTGGGTCTATTGCCCTTAGAAGTGCGTTTTTCAGCACCATTGCACGAATGTGCTTGTCTTGGTGTTCAATCATAAAAGATTCAATGTAATTACCCTGTGAATCCAATACACCAACTGCACCCGTTGCACTCGCAGGGTCTACCCCGCAGAACACAGTCATTTCCAGAACCTTTTAAGCAAGTCTGTCGCAAAGTGCTTTTGATACTCTGTCTGCTTTGGCTCTGTCAATTTACGGGGCTTTTGTGGCAATACGCCTGAGAATATTTCCTCTTTTGTCCTGAACAACTTGAAGCACATATTGCACATTCTCCTTCGATAGGTGAATTCCTCATGTTGGATTGTCTCTGTAATCCTGTTTTTATCTGATTGGCATTTAGGGCATTTCATATTGAAACCTCTTTAATTTTGTAATCGTGGAATATCACGCCTTTTGTGGCATCGCCTACTTTGTGTGCTTTGACCCAACAAGTCTTGCCTGTTGATAACCTTCGTAAATGCCCTCTGCGGTCGTGTTGCCTTGGACTTGCGTGTGTGCCGCCTTGGTGCTGTGACCTTTCAGTGCTTGGCTCAATAACTACTGTCGCCCAATCGTAGGCTGGCATTTTCCCTTCGGATTGCTTACGTTGATTTGTAAATGTAGGCTTGACAATGGGCTTATGGGCTTGTGTTGACTTGGACATGGATTCAAGCCAATTAGCACAAAATGCAAGCATCATCTCTGCTGAGGCTTGGTGCAGTTCAATGTTTTCGTCTATTGACCCATAACGCAACATTTCGCCATCAACCAAATAAACCATTGACGGGCATTTAATTGGCATTTTCCCTGTTTGACCTCGCCACATTGAAATAACAATGCCTTCCTCTGGGTTTGTCCCTACAACCATAAAAATGGTGTCATAAGACGCATGGTTTGCTGTTTTTCCTCTCCATACAATGATGTTTTTCTCAAATGGCGGGCGCAACTTCATCAACGGCTCAGTTGCGGCATAGGTTCTGTCAGTAACGTAACCCGACAAGTCAAACCATTGCATATCGGTGGGGTCTATACCACCATCAAAAGCAAGTTTAATTGTTTCTCGGATTAAAGGTGTCATTCTTTAACTCCTTGATTCTGTTGGCTATCGAGATACCGAGAGTAGGAAAATCCTTCTTCAGTTCTGCTGTTCTGTGTCTCGCCTGTTCTATCGTCTTTGGGTTCATCGCCATTAGTGCGTAATGGTTTATCAGGAAAGTCAGGAATGTCTCCTGTCCGTTGTAGGGCTTGAGTTGTGACAAGTAAGGACATTGGGTAGCCTTCTCTGATTCTGTCAAGGATTCTGTTGGCTTCATTTTTGGTCACTTAGGATTCTCCATGCGGTTGCTGCACACAATGGAACTTGTCCATTACCAATGGCTTTAAGTCTGTCCATCCCAGCGGCCAACCCATTAACCATTCGACCCACATTGGGTTCAGTTTCCCACCATTGTTTTGCTCCAAATCCCTGACCGCCTGGTTGATCGAATATTGGGCTTGATGTCCCGATTTTCTCTTTGGCGTCCAGTTCGGTTGTGTTCCCCTTGCTCCACAATTTGCGTCTGGAGTAGGCCACATTTTTTCCGACAATCCAAATTCTGTCCCTCTGATGGTTTGCTCCAACGTCCGCTGCTCCCAACACTCCCCATCTCGCATCAAACCCCATTGAGGCCAAGTCTCCGAGAACTCGTCCAAGTCCCCTAGAAGTGAGCATTGGTGAGTTTTCCACGAAGACGAATCGTGGTCGAACTTCGTGAATGATGCGCGCCATTTCTCCCCACATTCCACTTCGCTCTCCATCAATTCCTGCTCCTTTTCCAGCAGCGGAGATGTCTTGGCAAGGAAAGCCTCCCGATACGACATCAACAATTCCTCTCCAAGGTTTTCCATCAAAGGTTTGAACGTCATCCCAAATCGGGAAAGGCGGGAGAAGTCCGTCATTTTGCCTGGCGCACAGTACGCTTGCGGGATAGGATTCCCACTCGACTGCACAGACTGTTCTCCATCCAAGGAGGTGTCCACCAAGTATTCCTCCACCAGCACCTGCGAATAAAGCCAACTCATTCATTTTCCCCTCAACTTTGCTATGTAATCACGAACAGATGCTGGCATAGGCGCAACATTCTTTGAATCTTCCTCTATCTTGACTAACGCAGGGTCTTTGAAGTTGACATTGACGTTTACAGTCATTTCAGGGATTTCAGCCCCATCCCAACGCATTTGGTTGATGTAGACCAAGGGAGAGGGAATAAACGCACCATCGCCTTTTTTCCATTGCTCTGTGGTCTTCATCCATTCAACGTGTTTAATAATTTGGTCAGCCTGTAAATCTAGTTTTAACTTGATCCATTTGGCTTGACAAGTGGCTTTTCCACCTTTTCGGGTGCTTTTAGGCCATGATTTCCAGAACTCTTCAAACATTGTTATCCTTTCGGGCATAGTTTCTCCAAGGGTGGATAGAACCTATTTCTATCCTTCCCGCTCCAGACTTCATTGTGTTCATATTGACTCCTATTGATGTTGAAATAACAAAAAGCCCCAAGTGCGCTTGACGGGTTTGTTCGCTTATACGATTGGCCTTGTTTACCACCGATGAACCAATCGCTTTACCAGTCGCCAAACCAACGCTGGTCGCATTTTTCACAAGGGGTGTGCTTGTGTGCGGTGTTTCCTGACTTGTCAGCCCATGCAGGCTCTGTAACGTATCGTGAGTCAAACGGCTGACGTAGAAATAGAAAAAGCCCCTTACTACTGCCCTCGGTGGAAACCCTACGGATTAGACCAAGGGCGAGAGCATGAGTAAGAGGCTTCAAACAGTTGTTTTCCACGACAACGGATCGGATTATACCGATATTTTTGGATAAACCAAATTGTCCCCAAACTTTGATGGGTATTTCAGGAAATCAAATGCACCCTCTCTGATGCCACTTTGCTTCAAATCAGCCCCATCATAGGTTTCGGTGGTCGTTCCAGCCGCCACTCTTTCTTTGGATACCCTTGGCTGTTGTTCTGCCAACTTCGCCACCCCAAACCCTGTGATGTGCCAAACGTCACCTATCTCTAGCGCATAGCCAAAGTTCTGAAGATCGTTCAGATAACGCAGATAATGGAAGCCTTGGTTGCCGACTTCGCCATCTTTGTCTGTGAAGCGTTTGAGGGATGATGCGCCATGTTGCAACCTCTTGAGAATTGCATAATGTTGTTGTTTCATTTCCATGTGTGTCTCCTTTTGACGAGCAATCCTATACTTAAATTTAGTTTGTCAACATAGGGTTTGTCCTAGTTCACAAGCCTTTTTTAATCCTTGACAATCCTCTCACCAACTTAAAAAGGAGTTAACAATGTCGGTAAAACCTAAAGATTTCAAACACCATACTTATGTGTTTCTTGAGGGCATTGGCGAGTGCTTAGTATGTTTCGACATACTGACACCTGAAGATGAACTCGATGCTGACCACAGCGATGACTACGAGATTGACTTTAGCGTATTTGACGAGCAAGATAAACACATCACTTACGACATAAGCAAGAAGCAATATAACCATTGCGAAAACAAAGCAACGGACGAGATGCGAGATATAACGACAGCATGGCACAAAGAATGGGAGCAAAGTTTTGACTAAGCAAGAAATGATTCAGCACTTGAGAATGGCGGCTTGCTCAGAAAATACCATCACGGGTATGGCAAACGCTTGGGACTTAGGGAGTGAGCATGAACGTGATGTTGTTTGTTCTTTGTTGTTTAACATGATCAAAGACATATCACTAGCCCAAAACATTGTTGACACGATTAGGGTTAGAGAATGAACGACAAACTTGACCAAGCCTTCGACTTGTTGGAGTTCAATGATGTAACTGACCAGATTAGAAATATGTCATATCTTGCTGAACAAAAGAAGATTTCTACTGGCGTTACAGATGGCAGTATTCAACGAGCATTGGTCAGGGATTTGACAGAGAATCTACGCACATTACAAACAAGTAATGACCCATTACTACTTCGTAATGATGTGTTGGAAGAGGTGGCAGTCGAGTTGGCTAAGTTACCCTTTGGTGATACAGCCGCATCGTATGCCGCATTTGTTAGGGCAATGAAAAGTTAACATTTTTTAAGATAGGAGTTAATGTGAATAGAAAACCAATTGGTGTTGAAACACCATACCGCAAGAGCGACTACACATATCAAAATATGCTGTTAGACCGCATCAAAGACCTAGAAGCCTTGGTTGCCAAACTAGAGCAACGTATCAAAGTTCTGGAGGCCAAATGACCCAAGATGAAAGAGATGGATTTATTGAACTTGCTAAACAGGTTGGAATGATTCGAGATGGAGAAGTGTGGTTCTCGCCCAGTTACGAAAATTGTGATGTTTACACTGCCGACCTTCTATTTTTTGCCAAACTGGTAGCAGAGAAAGAACGTGAGGCGTGTGCAAAGATTTCTGACGAATGGAGCGGACATTTCCAAGCAAATGAAATTGCAAAAGCAATAAGGGGACAAGCATGAAAATGAAAGACGAACTACAAGCCATCTATGAAGATGAAGAGAATGTCTACTACTGTTGTTATTGCTTAGAGCCACAAGGCGAGAAGATCACCTGTTGCTTTGAAAACCACTTTGTAGAGTTCAAATACTTGTTTCCCAATGATCAAAAACAAATTGCACAGGAGATATTAAATGGATGATTTCAACCCAACAACCCGTATGTTTGCTCGAACATTACAGGAAGCGTTCCCAAAGGATTATGTTAATGAAGGCATATTTGAGGGAGCGTATTACTCAGCACCTCACATCAATGATTTACCCGTTTTGTTTGGACTCATTGCTGTTATCAGCATGATCGCATACGCAATTTGGAGATACTTTTGAACGACTACTCAACCATCCTAATGAGGATAGAACAATCGGTGAAAACCCTAGACAAAAAATGCTTGACCAAGCGTTATGATGGCTTCACCAACGACATTAGTTCGATAATGAATGACCTAACATTATTGAGCCATTGGATTGGTGAACAACAAGTTAAACAGAGTCAATTAAACAATAGGAGTTAAGAATGAATGTATATCAAAAACTGAATGAGGCGAGAGCCAAGTTCCACACAAAAGCCCTCAAGAAGTCTGGTCACAACAAGTTTGCTGGCTACAACTATTTTGAGTTAGGTGACTTCGTAATCCCCGCAATTGAAATCTTTAACGAGGTAGGTCTTACTTCCATCATTCGTTTTGGAAAAGAGATTGCTGAGTTCATTGTTGTCAATACAGAAAAGCCTGACGAGACCATTGTCTTCACAAGCCCAATGTCTTCAGCCGCACTAAAGGGTTGCCATGAAGTGCAAAACCTTGGTGCTGTGCAAACCTACCTTTCCCGCTACCTTTGGGTGTCGGTGTTACATATTGTTGAACATGATGCGTTAGACGCTACAACAGGCTCTAAAGCGGTCGAGGAAGGCACTCCTGATGAAGGCAAGATGCTTGACTACATTGCCGCCATTGAAGCCACCACGACAGTTGATGAACTAAAGAACATCTACATCGAGGCATTTGCGGCTACTGATGGCAACAAGGCATGGCAAACCAAGATGATTGCCGCCAAGGATGCTAAGAAGAAAGGGCTGAAATGAACGATATTCCAGCATTTCCAGTATCCTTTAAATGGCGCAAAGAATTAAGCCAATACAACGGCATGACATTGCGTGATTACTTTGCGGCAAAGGCTATGCAAGCACTTCTTGTTAGAGAAACAAAAATTTGTGATGACCCAATGTTATATACGGGTGCGGCATATGATTTAGCAGATGCAATGATGAAAGAGAGGGAAGCATGAGTGAAGAAATCGTACAAGGAACAGATGCTTGGAAAATGTTGCGTCTAGGCAAAGTAACTGCCAGTCGAGTAAAAGACATCATTGCCACCACCAAGTCTGGCTATGCAACAAGCAGAGATAAATACATGACACAACTATTGTTGGAGAGAATTACCAATACAGTTGCTGATTCGTATATTAACGATGCTATGACTTGGGGAACGGAGCAAGAGCCTTTTGCCAGAGCAAAATACGAGGGATATGCAAGCACCCTTGTTGAGCAGGTGGCGTTCATAGATCATCCAACAATCCCTATGTCTGGTGCTAGTCCTGATGGATTGGTGATGGATGATGGATTAGTTGAACTAAAAGCACCCATGAGCCACACACACTTGGAAAGCATACTAGGCGGTATTGATGACCAATATATGCCCCAAGTTCAATGGCAAATGGCGGTAACAGGGCGTAGTTATACAGACCTATGTTCCTATGACCCAAGGTTTCCAGAGCATTTGCAGTTAGTTGTTAAGCGGATTCCCCGTGATGATGACTACATTGCAAAGTTGGAAAAAGAGGTTATCAAGTTCTTGGCTGAACTAGATGACAAAGTTAACAAAGTAAATAAGATAGAGGTTTAATATGGAAAAGCGCGATAACTCTGGGGTTCTTTTTGCTAATGATAAAAAAGACAATGAGAAAGCACCTAATTACAAAGGGAACATGATGGTAGATGGTCAGGAATACTGGCTATCAGCATGGGTAAAAGAAGGCAAGAATGGCAAGTTTCTTGGTTTGGCAGTATCTCCACGGGATGCACAACCACCAGCAAGCAAGCCTTTGCCAAAGAATTTGGATGACGATCTAATCCCTTTCTAGTCAAAACGGGCGAACGGACGGATGCTGACACAACAGGTTTGGACTCCCAAATGTCGGTGCAGACTTAGTAGCCCACCTAATTTTTAACAGGAGTTGATATGGTTTTTAACAGGAGTTCTCAAATGAGTTTATTAGACAAAACATGGTTCGGTGGTGAAGTAGAAAAGTTCTTTGGTTCACCAGCGTTTAAGTTGGCAAGGAAAGACTCGCCACAGACAAGCAAACAAGCGGCACAGGGTGTCAACACAACTAACCTAGAACAGTTGGTTTACGAAACGATTGCCACATTCCCTGATGGCTGTATCCAAGATGAGGTATTGGCAAGGTTGCCAGGCAAGCCCTACTCTAGCGTCACGGCAAGATTTAAAGGATTGCTAGAAAAGGGGTATATTGAGGATACGGGTTTGACAAGGGCAGGTATGTCAGGCAAACAACAACGAGTTTTAAAGGTCAAAGTATGAGTGAAGTCTTAATTTTCGTAGCAGGCATGATTGCACCTGCCTTCCTGAGTGCCGTATTTACGCTATTCAAGTCCTTGGAGGACGTAATCAGGAGCAAGGTCAAGTGAGACAAGCATTAGAACTTGCGCTTGAGGCGTTGGAAGTGGCAACCACACCGCTGGCAAAAGACAGACAAGAAGTTCTACGAGCAATCACCGCCATCAAAGAAGCCTTGGCACAACCAGAGCAGGAGCCACTTGAATACTGGAACGCAGTAGAAGGTTGGGTAAAGATTGATGAGGTGCGCGAACATTTTGATTCCGTTGGTTGCGCAACCATTTACAAAACTGCTGGTGAAGGTCGTGTACCTTTGTCGCTTGCCTTGGCACAACCAGAGCAAGAGCCTGTGGCGGTAGTAGATGTGCATGAGTTTTATGACAACTGTGCCAATTTTTCTTTGTTGCAAAAGTTACCCAAAGGCAAGCACACCCTCTACACAGCCCCACCACAGCGCACATGGGTTGGGCTGACGGATGAGGAGATTGCAGATTGCGCTGAAAAAATGGAAGCATCAGACCCGACCGATAGTTTTTGGCGTGAATTTTTCAGAGGCATTGAAGCCAAACTCAAGGAAAAGAACACATGATAGAGACAATCCTCACTATCTTTGTCTTGCTATTTCTTGGCGCACTTGTAGGCGTAGGAATACTATTCGCTGTCCTTTGGTTTAGCCAAGAGAAGTGATTAGGCTAGAACCTCAAGTGCATGGTTTGTGTGCTTGACCCTATCTTCATACCCGATAGTCCCGCCATTTATCCGTTTGGTTAAGGCCAACCAATCTCCAGACTCAGCGATTTGATTGCAGTTATGAGTCGCCCAATACCAGCCAGCACTTATAGCGGCATATTGGGCAGTTCTCACTAGGTCTGGTTGCATCACAAAGTCAACGCCACAAGCCTTGCCTGCATGGTAGAAATTATCGTGTCCCGTCAACTGTAACCAACCTGATCCACGAAACCGATACCCGTCACCAGAGGCTTCATCCCTGTTTCCCATACGATTGCCATAAATCCTGTTGGCAATGCGTTTAGGCTGTTTTTCGTATGCTTTGGCTTCTTCAGGCGTAAAACCCCATGCCCTTTTAGGTGTTCTAGGGAACAATTTGAGCAATGTTTCAGCCCTATACATTAAATTTTCTTCAAGTGTCTTAAAGTTACCGCACTCATGACCGCATTGAGCAATGAAAGCCGCCTGCTGTCTAACTGTGTTTATATTCCACTTCTGGAATGTTTCTCTAAAGACACCCTCCAAACTAGGATCAATGTGTAGTTTTACCAATTGGTCAGCGTTTACTGTCATTTACTTTCTCCATTACTGCTTGGTAGGCTGATATACACGCATTTAACTGCAATGTATTTCTATCCCCTTGGGCTACTATTTCTGCGATGGCGGCGAGGGTTTGTCGTTCTGCTTCGTCAGCAGTTGAGTTAGCCTGTCCGTTAGATTCGCTTCCTGCTTTTGCGCTATCTCCGCTGGCAACGGGGGTATTTGAACTGGCTTGTACGCAACTTGTGGACGGGAGGCGCACCCTACCAGCACGAATAGCACGATCAAGACTAGACTGTTTTTCAGTAATGGCATTATTGGCCTCCTGTAACTTGGTTGAGTTTTCATTAAGTTGTTTGGTAAGTTCTTGTTCTTTTACACGGGTTTCCTCGTTCTTGACAGCAATCTCTGCTTGCATCTCAATATCACGATCATCCCATCCCTTATGGTGTCCATAGAAATACACGCTTACAGCCACCAAAATAGCACCCAATATCACCCAAGGATTAGGAATCATTGTTCAGCCCTCGCTAATGCCCTCTCATTGGCTATCTTCTCCTTCTCAGGGTCAACATAGTCAGGCGGAGTAGTAGGTGGTGGTGGTGCTCTCCATTCCTCATCTAAAGGAGGGTTCACCCATGCTGGCATAGCACCAGATGACACCCAAGTAGAGGTAGATGGTGGTGGAGGCGTTGTAGGGGTGCTAGGAGGCGTTACAGGGGGTGTTGTAGGCGTTGCCATCTTCTCAGACAAGGCTTGCACACCCTTACGGCTCATCACGCCACCGATGCCGCCAACAATGAGCAATACGATATCGTTCAGCATCTTGAGATAACCCTGATCTATCGGAGCCATGCTCTTAATGGGCTGAGTCACAAAGGTAACGCTATACAGCATAAAGAAGACAATGCCAGCCAAGATAACAGTCACGATAAGGACTACTAAAGCCCAAACCCTGACCTCTATCTCATCTTGCGTCAGAAGCCGATTGACTTGGAATTTGTGGGGGTTGTTGGACAACTTGTTTCTCCAATATAGGTGCTACGAGGTAATCAGGACAATCTTGGGTGAATTGGCAATCAGGACGCTGACATTGTTTGGCAGAGAAGTTCTTAGGATTCTGGCAAAAATATCGGTAAGAATCTTTGCAACCAATCAAAAGTAACAGTATTAACAAATACTTCATTTGGATTCTTTCAGTTCTTGTTTCAATTTACGCAATTCTTTAATCTCACGCTTGAGTTGTGCTTTCATGTAAAGAGTCTCCACATAAGCCATTGAGGTTGCGCCAACAACAACACAGAGCATCACTCCAATTAAAACCCACCAGATAAGTTTTGCAGTTGCCACAT